GCAATCACCAGTGCTGCGTCAGCCGCCTTCTGGCTCCCAAACTTTTTAGAAACATTCTGTATGCGTATTTTTGCCTCTGGTGAAAGATACTTCTGGGCTGCTGCTAGGGCTTTGTCGGGGTCTGGTTCTTCGGCTAGTAGTTTAGCCGCCACTTCTACCCCTGCTTTTCCTGTAGCCTCAAAGCTCCTTGCTACAGCTTTAACGAAACCTTCTCCAAGGTCCACAATGGCTGTATTGATATCCCCTATTCTGTCTCTTGGACTACCAACATTCCCTATTGCTTCTGCTTGGATTGCTGTTGCTTTCTCATCAATTCTTTGCTGTGCATCAACCGCCATGGCATCATAGTCTTCCTGACTTAACAGGCCTCCTTGGATGCTAGGTGGTAACTCAACAGTTCCTCTATCAAAGAACTGTCCATCTGAGGCTTCAAACATGGGGTTTTCTGAAGAATACCTATCACCTGTGCCTGATGTTAGTTTGGACACACCGTTAACTACAGAACCAACCACTTGCTCTGTCAAACCAGTTGTTCCTGAAGCAATACGGGCTTTAGCCTCTGGGCTTAGGTGTTGCTGTGCTTTTTCTAAGGCTGCGTCTGCGGCTACTGCCGTATCCGTTTCCCCAGATATCAAATCGGACACACCGTCAACTACAGAACCAACTACTTTCTCTGTCAAAGAACCTTTACCGTCATTGAAAAACTCACCATCAGAGGCTTTAAACATTGGTTCGTTTGTTGCTGGTTCGCCGCCCAGCGCATCACTAACAAGCTCACTGCCTTTTTCCACAAGCTCCTGGGCGAACTCTACGGCAGATACAGGTTCGCGGGTGCTTCTGGTAGAAGGCTGTGTAACGTCTGTGGTCAATTCTGGGAAGAACCCTTTAATCTCTTCTATTGCTTTATCATCCTGTAGACCTAAAGAGGCCTCAAAGTCTGCTAAAGTGGCGTCAAGAATAGTATCTAAAGGAACCCCCGCTTTCAAAAGGGGTAGTATGAGTGCCCCAAACTCTGTGCTATCTAAAGGTTGTCCTTTTTTCGTTGCTTTATTAAAGGCTTCAACGGCACTAGCCGTATCTGAAAGTACCATGCTTCCATTAGGTTTTTTCCAAGGGGCATGAGTGCCTTTTTCAAACTTTTCAACGGTTTTTTCTGAGGCTGTAGGTGTACCAGCAGAGTCTAGTGCTAGTTGTTGTACGGTTGTGTTCTTTGCTTTGTTTCCGTATTCTTCAATGAGACGTTGAGATTCAGCTAAAATATTTGCTATCTTCGTTTCTTTAGTAGCGTCTAGCGAAAGCTGGCTTTTAATGTAGGCATTAAGTTTACCTCTAGCTTCAACGGCCCCTAAAGATATCCCACCTTGCGGTCCAAACTCGAACATCCCTTTTGCGTCAATGCCATCCGTTAGTGCTTTTCTTACACCATTAATTCCTATTTCTTTTAGAAATTGGTTAGGTCTGTCTCTGTTGTAATTTTGGAACGCTATAAATTGACTAGCACTTAAGCCCATATCTTCCGCAAGAGTTTGCATTTCTTGAGAAGTATAGGTGTTGTTTTTATCCACGCCTTCTAATAAATCCAACATTTCTTCATCGGTAACATCAGGGGTTATTTTACCGCGAGTTTTGTAGAGTTTATTTAGTGTTGGCAGCATGTCTCCATCGGTAAACTCGTCTAGCTTCCCAATTCTTCGGAGGTTATCTGTGTTGGCTTCCCAAAAATCCTGAACAGCCGTGGGGTTATCTTCGTTATCAATGGCCTTATTAAGTCCGTCATAGAGTTGCCCAAAAAGATTTTCTTTCTCTGCTGTCAAGGCATCATCATCGGCTTCTTCTGCGTCTGTCTCTGCCCGAAGCATTATGCTGTCTGCACTACGTTCTATTGCCTCGTACTTATCTTTATAAACTATTCCATAAGTACCACTTTTGAGCTTTAGGTTTCTTAGCATACCCTTGGCTATGTCTTGGTTCTGTTCGTTCTGAGCCAAGTCAAAGATAGTTCCTTTAAGGAACCCTTCTGCCATACTAATGACCCCACTGGGGTCTAGCCCTTGGTCTATTGCAGTTTGAATTTCAGCATTTATCTGTGCAGAATACGTGTCGCCTTTTTGACCATCGAAAGCCTCTGTATCTAATGTCTCTTGCATCCCTTGGATAACCGTAGACATGCTGTCACCAAGCGATTGCATACGGGCTTTCTTTGCTTGGGCTATTCTGTGTTCAAAGTTTCTCTGTAGAACCTGATTTTCAAAGGTCTGTGTTACCGCTGCAAACTCATCGTTAAACAGGTCACTACGGAAGCTAGACAGGTTGTTAGCCTCAACGTATTTCCCTCGTTCTTCAGCAACAAACGCATTAAAATCAAAACCACCAGAATCTTTTTGCCTGTTCCACTCAAGGGTAAGAGCAGAGCCAAAGGTCGTTGCGTGATTTCTGAGTAAAGAACGTGCAAAACCTTCGACCCAAAAGGGAGACTGAAGTTCGTTAATCTCTCCGTTTTTAATCTGTGCGGATACCGCTTTGCGTTCTTCAGGGGAAGCCTCATAAAAAGACTTCTCACCTTTGTTTGCCTGTGTTTCTCTGTCTTTAGTAACCTTATCAGCAATAAAGGTATCAAGTGCGGGATTTACGGTACTTAGCGCACTAAGTATCTGAGCATATTGTTCGTTCTTCTGTGGGGCCGCTGGCCTTACATAGGTATCAACGGGTCTAGCGACTACCGCTGATGTTTCCCCCATCGCTCTCAAGCGAGAAGTATCAACTCTGGCTCTTGGTCTTCTAGCCATTGGTGGCATCCTTCAAAAGTTAACTCAGTTAATTTTAGCCCTCTAGATTGAACACAGGTTCATTGGGGTTGTTGATTTTGTTGTACTTGTTGTAGCCTTGCAGACCCAACCCAGCCATTTGAAGCCCAGCCCCTAGCAGACTTGGGGCCGTTGGAAGGGCCAAGTTGTTGACCCTACCTTGAGCCTGAGATTCCAAGGCTTTACGGTCATAAATTCCTTGTTGCTGTATGGCTGCGAAGTTTCTGCCGATAGTGTTTTGGTTGTTCAGCTTGGTTCTCTCAATGTCTGCCACAAGTGCAGCTATAGACATTCCAGAAACCCCAGCTTCACCAGCGGAAGCTATGGTTCTACCTTTGGCTTTTGCAGCTTCGATTTTGTTCGCCATGGCTTTATCCAATAGGGCATCCCGTTCCTGAGATTCCCGAAGGCTTAACTGCCCCGCTTGTTCCAACATGGATTGCTGGGCTAGTAGCTTATTGGTGTTATACTGCTGTTGCTGTGCGCCAAATTGTTGCTGGTCGGCTTGGTAGTTCATAAAGGTTGAACCTACGGAAACCGCCGTGCCTACTGCGCTCAACCCTGTGCTTATTGCTGCGGCTCCCTCGGCTGCGCCAAGTGCCATACCTATCTGTGCAAAGCACATGGCTAACTCCTTATTCTTACAAATTCATAGAAGGGCTGGGGGTGAACCCCGTAGTTAGGCTTCAGGGATATAAAGGTAAAACCTAGTATCTTGAGCCATTTGATAGCCCTCTTGTTTTCCTGAGACACAAAGTTGGTTAGAACTTGGTATCTCTTTTGTACCTCAGTTACCCATTGTTTGTTCTGAGTAACGAACTCCCTATTAAAGCTAAGACCCTCTGAGGCTTCCGACATAAGTAACCATGGAACACCCACAGTTCCGTTGTTGGTAACGCCAAACATTCCTATAATGTCCTGATTATCATTTACGACACTGTTGCACTCTTCAGAAACCAAAAAGGAAAGCTGAAGACCCGCCAAGGGGGTTATCCCATGGGAAGCCCATATTTCCCTTTTGTCTGTGTCTCTGATGTTGGATGCTAGGTTTCTACAGTCTTTAAATTTTGAGGGTCTATAGTGTGCTGTCAAAGTCTCTTTGAGCGTAGCATATAGAAGCCTTCCCACTCTGCCGATTGGAATACACAAGGAAGAAAGCTGTCACTCTCAAGTTCAATATCTACTTGGTCTGACTTGGCTAACACTGGGAACGAAAAGGTCCCGTCATCTATGGAGACTTGTCCAATGATGTTATTGACGCTCCCAAGGTTACGCCCAGTAAAAGACTTAGTGGATGTACTGCGCCTAGAGGGTGTCACTTTGGCTTTGAAGAACCCACTATTATTAAAGACCAAGTTAAAGTTTCTTATCTGTAGTCTACCAATGGTTATCGGGTTGTTGTCCTTTTTGACCACTTGCTCAGAAAACTTGTACTTAAACGTAAAGGGAACCCCAGCATACACGGTCTTACTCGCTGCTAACAAAGCGGCAACCGCTGAAGCTGCAACAATAGCCCCGTTCTGTGTCACATAGATTGCAGAACTATCGGTGTAAGGTAGGGAAGTTGTACCCCCAGTTTTCAGTTTAACCCTACGGTCCAACAGAACAGAGTGACCAGCATCAGTTACGGATATGGCGGTGTCTTCCCCTAGGTTAATTGTCTCAAGGCAAACATCGCTGCCTCTTTTGATAACCATGAATATCTCTGATTTATTAAAGTCTACATTCAGGACAGTCCCGCCAAACTTCCACTTGGACCAAGCTGATTGTAGCTTTTCTTGGGCGTTCCAATAGTACCTATAGACATACACCAGTGTTCTATCGGTATCTGAAAGAACCAACAAAGTATCTTCATTAGAAGACGCTGTAAGCCGTGTGATTTCCCCGCGAATGTAAGTAGGTACATGGGCCGTTATTTCAGCGGCATCGTTGGTGTTGGTGTCGTTATCTACAAAGTATTCTCGGACCCCTGAAGATGTACCTTTAGAGGTTCCAAAGAATATGTACTTCCCAGCACCTACAGGCTTGGCCCTCAAGCTGGCCTCAAACTGCGTGGTAACATCTATAGATACCGTGTCGGGGGCCAGTATGTCATCGGCAGTAAGAACAAACTGTGTAAGGTCTGAAAACAACAGAAGACGCTCAGAGAACGGAACAGCGTGTTTAAGAATAGACACTTGGTTGTTTGATACGGCGATATCTAGGGGTCCAGAGTCCACAAGGGTAATCACGGTTCTCTGAAAGAAATTAAAGAACGAACCAGCCTCAGACATAATTACGTTTTCATCTGACAGGAAACCAAGGCGGTTTTTGTGGAAAAAGATATCGTTTATCTTGTATCCTACAAAGGAAGGAAAATCATTTGTTTCATCGTCACCAGCCCCACGTTCTGCCCAAGTTGCGGGTTTAAACTCAAAGGCTCCCCCAGCGGTCCTAATAAGCTGGTGAGGCATTGTGGTTTCATCGAACTTCTTAGCTATGTTGGGTGCTATAACTTCTTTCCAGACTAACTGTCCGTTTCCATCGGGGTCTGATAGTTGCACATAATAGTCATCTTGGCCTTTTTGATTGTCACCAATAATTTCAATCAGGAAACCTTCTTTGCCCTTTGGTGGTAGCTTTTTGTAATCCCCACACTGCCCTTTAAAAGCAAACAAAAACGTATCACCGCGAGAATCTGTGGCTTCTACCTCAAAGTCATTTCCATCATCTCGCTTGATATACAGTGTGTTATCCAAAAGTTCCTTTGTGAACCCAGCGGGTAACGAAAGGCCACTACTTAAAGCAGACGCAATGTTGTTGGTTCTTACATCCCCTTGGTTAGCCGCGTTAGAACTATCCAAAGTAGTCTTTGTGGACGTATAGGTTGAACCCGCGTACTTCACGCGGATTGTAAAGTCAGTCTTGTAGTCACCCTGCTTCACATAGAACAAAGCCTCTTTGGGCCTAGCTGCACTTAGGTTGCTTGTATTCTTTGCCACGGTCTTTGTTTTGTTCACAATGAACGTATAGTCAGCAATGGTAGTTGCGCTGATTTCTGTGGACGGGTCAGATAGGCCACTAAGGTAGTTTATTGCTGAACTAGGGACAGAACTTGTGGATATCTGGGTCCCAGCCTTATCGTAAATATTCAAGGCTCCCGCTGTGATAATCAGCGTATAAAACTCCGTATCATCCCTGCGGATTGTGTGGATAAAAGCGTTGTCTACAGAACTAGGGACATTCGGCAGTATAGCCACATGCTCAGAGGCAGGGCGTTTCTTCAGCCCGTCAACCACAGTAGACAAACCGTTTTCCTGTTCCTGTGCCTGAGTGTTTAACCGTAGTGACGGGGGCTGTTGGGAAACCCCGTTAATCAAATTGGGTATCGAAGCTGAAACTAGAGCCATTCTAAAGTACCCTCCCACCTACTCTGTCAATCACAGAGGCTACAGAATAATTATCAAAGATATTGTGGTCGTTTACTAAGCTGTCTGCATCTTTCAGTTCTACTAATGCTCTCAGTTCGTCTTGCTGGTGGAATCCATGAAGTAAATCAGAGCCAACCACACGGTCCTGAAAGATCCGAGAAGAACGAATAGTAATGTACCGCCTTGCGGATTCTGGAAGGTCCGTAAACTCAAGGACCACAACAGTATTCATTTTGATTGCAGCAGTGGCTTCAAAGTAGAATGAGTTTGTTGCTCGGTTATAAAGTTTACTACCCCTAGCCACTACGTCTATTGTGGTACTTCTGTTCTCTGCCATATCAATGCGTAGAACATCAGGACCCACCACAATCTGTAGGTCACTGTTGGGGGTAAATTCTTGTAGGTAGTTGCTGTTAAAGGCCCACCCTTGGGATTGGACCTCACGGCTAACAGAGTCCAAGATTGTCTCTGCGGTTTCGGCGTCAACCAACCCTGAAGTAAGTGAGTTTACAGGGGCTTCACCGATAGCCGTAAGAAGCGTGTTGACCGCCTCTAATTTTGTGGTTGCCGTGAGTGCCATTTGTTATGCCTCTGAGTTTTTATATTGTGCTAGTATTCTGCGGCCTTTTGCTTGGGCAGACGCTTTGTCACCAGAGTGACCCCATGCCTCTAATGAGAGCTTCAATCTGGTCTTCTTCCCATCCCTCATGAGTGGCCCTTTGGCTCCCCCCATTCTCGCAAGAAACGAACCCTTCCGTCTTTTCTTCTCTGGGGTATCTGCTGTCTTTCTTACTGGTGGTTTCAGTGTACCCCCTGTGTAAGACGCTCGGCCCTTGGCGTTCAGGCCCCCTTCTGGGTTTTGCCCTTCTGAGCGTTGCCATGCGGGTGTCCTCGACATATGGTTACGCCTTTTTCTGTAGGTATCTTCGGGAAGTCTTTTCTGACTTTTTAAAGTCACTGGCAGACGGTGCGCCTTTGCTGCTAGCTTTTCTCATCTTTTCGCCAGAACCCGAAGCGATACGCTTACGCTTTTCGTGGATACGGTCATACAAACCTTTGGTCATTCTTGTCTCCTGAAACGAAAAAAAGGGAGGCCCCAATGGAACCCCCCTCAATTTGCCAAAAAATTAACTCAGTTAACCCTTTAAGCTGCCAGTAGAGCAATCGCACATGCTGGACGCAGTACGTTGTGACCCATGGCATATTTTGCCACCATCAAGGTGCCTTGACGGTTAATTTGATATTCACTCTCAACACCCAAATCCATGAGCTTAACAGTAGCAACAGCATCGCGTGTCATAATCATGCCACGGACCTTTGCAGCAAGGTCAACTAGGTTAACCCCGTCTGTTGTAGTGTTAGTGATATCGTAGGAAGTAGTCCGACCAGAACCAGCGGTGTTCGCCAGAGGACGGTTGCCCTTTGACTGACCTTTGGTTCCACCAGCAGTTTGCAACAAATCAGCAGTAACCAAGTGGTTACTCATCATTACTGGGCAACCCGCAATCGTAGGTACGCTTCCAGAAGCAACAGAGCCATTACCGCCAAAGTCACGGTTCATGTACGTCAGTTTACTACCGTCAGATACGTCCATAAGGGCGTAGTATTGGTCAGGTGGAAGAACAACAACAACACCAGAATCGTAAGGTACGTTCTTCTTGTCCATTTCCTTCTTGGCGTCAAAGATTGACTTAGCGATTTTGGCTGGGTCAATAATATCAGCACTACTACCAGAACCAATGGTCACGTTGTCGGTGAAGTCTTCTTCAGTAAACGCAGTGTAGTCCTGTACCAGAGCAGCAGCGCGGGTGGCGTTGGTGGAGAGCGCGGCTTTAATGGCAGTCCGAAGGATGTTTCGGTCGGCCTCAGTAGCCAGAGCGATACCAGCTTCCTTGGAATAGGTTGAACGAACATCATAGTGATTTATAGCTTCATCTATCGAAGTGATAAATTGGCTGGAAATCAGCAAGTCATCAATGGTGACAATACGTTCCGAAGCACGTACTTGCCCACCAGTAATTTCATTGCCAGGGGTGTGATATTCCGCTGTGGTACGTCCCAGCATCGGGAAGGACGCTGATTTTCCCTTAGTGATTGTGCGAGTGCGAACAAGTGGCATCATGATGTTCTTAGCTTCAAAGCTAGTGAGAACTTCACCAGCATATAATTTTAAGAACAGGTCACGCACATCACCAGAGAGGTTAGTTTGACCGAGCCGCGATACATCGTAGGCTGGGTTAGAAGCAGCTTGCATAGCCATTTCGTTTACCTCGTTGGTTAATGTTATTAGGTTTGCACACTCAGCCCTTTAGTCACTCACTTTCGCCTCAGATTGTCCCTCGCAAGGGGTCAGCGGTTAGTTGCTTGTTCGTTATGTGGCCTTGTGAATAGTAAAGGGCGACCCATGGGGAGGATATAGGGTCGCCCACTCTAGTTTGCTTGTGGGAGACAGGACTAGAGAACCGAAGACCGCTGTAGTTTCTTAGCTACTTGGTCACGGTATGCAGGGTCTTTCTCGTACCTTGGGTCAGACATCGCAGAGGTGATTTCTGCTAGACTTTGGTAAGACCCCACTGACGAATTAGAAACCTCACCTTGGAGTAGGTTTGGTTCGCTCCCAGCGTCAGAACGGAAACGGGCCGATAGACCTTGAATAGCGAACATAGCTTTGCCCGTATCCCCACTGTCTACCGCTGCATTAAAGGCGTTTTGTTCAGGCTCCGATAGATTATTGGTTGCCCAGTCCATCATTTGCCCATAGTTTTCTTCACCACCAGCTATGTTAAACGCCTGTTGTCTGGTGGCATCCACAATGGCCTTCTGACCATCAATGAATTGGTCTACAATGTCTGAAGGTATACCAGCGGCTTCAAGCTGGTTGTATTGGTTCTCTGACAACCCATCGTTTTGCCAAAAGTCCTCGGACATTGTGTTAAAGTCAACTCCCTTATCTGAAAGGTATTCTTTGACTTCCTCATTTCCCATTTCATCAACAGCAGCCGCTTCATCTGTGTCACCTTGTTTATCATGGAATTGACGTTCAAGGTTTGCATAAGCATCTGCCATATCTTTAGGGGAATTGAACTTCTCAGGTAGCCACTCTGGGCGTTCCTCTTGTTGGTTGTTTAAACCTTCGGCCTTTTGCACCATTTCCTGAACATAGGAAGGGTCTTCGGGCGTTTGTTCTTGGTGTGTGTTGAGTGCTTCAACCATATTTCTTACTGTCTCCACTGGTTAGTTAGGCTGAAGGTTCTCTGGGATTTGTTCAGCCAGCTTTGGTGCTGCCCTTTCAGCCATGTTAGCTAGTGTTTGGTTCCCAAGTTCTTGCTGTTGGGCCTCTTGTGCCGCTTGCATTTCTTGGGCCTTCTGCTCCGCAGATTTAACTAGCCCACCAGTGTCAATCCCTAGGGACGCTCCAAGACGGTCTATGTAGTCTTCAACATTTAAGTTCTGACTAATAATCTCAGGGAC